TGATCACCTTTAACTACTGGTTCATTTACTGCTATTGCTTTCATTGCTTCTTCTGCATGTTCTTTTGTTGTATAACAACCAATTACTTGACCAGTTCCCACTTTTGTAATTGCATAACCACCCAAACAATCTGGAACATTGTATTCTAATTTAAATCCAACACCACCAGATATTCTTCCCGCTCCTGCAGATTCTTTTTTTACAGGTATGCAGTTTGGAACTGTTTTGCCATCTTGTTCTTTTGTTCCAACGTATTCGTAGCCGTCCCAGCATGGGCCTTGACCTTTTTCAGTACAATTATTGCATTTTTTTACATCTGGCACATTTGTGTAAAGAGCACCCATCTGAGACTGGGCTTGGGCTTTAGACGGGTGTGTTCCAACTACTCTTCCAGTAGCGGTAACAACTACCTGATACTTATTACCTTCACGTCTTATATTGTATGGCATATCTAAATTATACACCATATAGGTTTATCTACAAGATTAGAGTGGGTACCACACAAAATCTGAGTCAAATCCTTTAAATTCATGCTCTTTATTGCTTGTTGCCCAAAAAATTAAAGCATCTCTGGTTCCGTTTTTAAGTAAATCTGTTGCATGCCAAAGATCTGCTTGAAATAAAACCATTTCATGTTTTTTTTGATGATGCATAAAACCATTTAAAACCTCTTCATATAATGGAAAATCTGCATTTGATTTAAAATCATTTAAAAATACAATATTTCCACCATCATAACCATCGTTTAAATATAAAGATGCACTATAAGCCAACCTATTTGGTTCTCCATGTATGCTTTCATGTATATCTTGATGAAGCCTAAGCTGTATCCCAGGTTCCAACCTAGTAATTGAATAACCATAAAAATATATTTTTTCATTTTTATAAAAACTTTTACATTGTTCAATAAAAAAATTTGAGTATTTTGTTAAAACACTTTCTATTTCTTTAAATAAATTTGGAGCTTTGTTATCTGGGAAAACAGCCCTATATCCCATGCCTTTTTTATGAGCATAACCAATGTTCCCTCTAAATTTTGTTTCATCAGATTGATATTTATCTATAAAATCAGTAATTTCTTTTGCATCTTTTATATTAATTGCATCAGGTATTATTTTAATTTTATTCTTATATTGTTCTTTAATTAAATCTTTTTCCATTTTGAGCCCCGTTTCAGGATTGAACTGAAGACCTGCCGCTTACAAGGCGGCTGCTCTACCACTGAGCTAACAAGGCCTGTGACTACACACGGATTCCAGCACTAATGGCTGCCCTGTCTCACCACGACTCTTACATCGGGTGTACATCATATGTAACTATAACATCCCAAGGTGTGCCGTGTGTAGTCTATTTCAATTATACACTAAAAAGTTTCTTCTCTAGTGTATTTTTCGCCGTCTTTTCTCCATAAAATAACAGAGTCTTCTGCATCATATTCTCCATCTTCTGTATAAATATCTGGAAGATCGAATGTATACCAGATTGGCATTGTATATCTATTATTATTGCCCTTTACTTCTGTAATTAAATGTCTGTGATTACTTGGAAAAATAACTAAATCTCCAGGGCTTGGCTTTAAATAAAAATCATATTCTGGGAAAATTATTTCCCCGCCTTCATAGTTATCATTTAAGTATATTAAAGCTGATATATTTAATCTATAATATGATGCATGAAAAGCAGGAGTTCCATCTGGTCTTTCACAATCTGCATGCAACCCAGACTGCATACCTGGAGGCCATTTAACAAAATGCAAGCTATTTTGCGGAACACTTCTTACTTTTACTCCCAATTTATCTGTAAAATATTTTACAACTTCGTCATATATTTTTCTTTGATATTTTTTTAATAAATCATAAGAAATAGGATCTTCTTCTTTTACGTGAAAATCTCTTTTATCATTTCCGCCTCTAAAATTTTCATCATCCTTATATCTTTCAACATATGCATACATATGATCAAGATCTTCCTTCTCAACAAAATTATGCATTAAAATTAAGTTATCCTTAGACTTTCCAATTTTATCCCATTCAGCTTGAAATAATGAAAAATCAATTTCATTTTTAGGGTTAAAGTTTGCAACTTTTTCTTCACTCATTTTTTTCACCTTTTTCTATATTCATTTTATCATATTTTTCTTTAACTCTATAAAAACTATTTTGTAAGCCTATTTCTTTCCAAAAATCTTTTGGCGTTCTTTTTGCATTTTTTACAGAAAAAATACCTTTGTTGTATATAAAAGCTTTTGTTGCTTCATATTGATCTTCATCCGAGTCTCCTTTATATGAAGACGTAAATGATTTTGCTGGATAATTTTCTTTATATAGATGATTGTTATACATTCTATTATCATGTATAACTGGAGTTGGATATACGTCATATATGTCATACCCATTCATAATAAAATTAAAAGAAAGAAGTGGTTCTTCAAGTAAACAATTGCTATAAGAATCAAAATCTACATTTTTTATTATTTCTTTATCTACAAAAATAAAACCACCTTTTGCATATTGTGTTTTAAAATATACACATTCTTGTTTTAAATTATCTTCATTAGTAAATTGTTCTATTTCGTTTGTTAAAAAAAAATCTACTGGTAATTCATTTAATAATATCCAATTAAAATGTTTTTTTATATGATAACCTTCGTGAAAATTAACAGTCAAATTAGAACTAATTAATGAATTTTGTCCATATTTCTCTTTTAATTTTTTTAAATTATCTATTAATATTAAATCCCAATTTTTTAAAAATCTAGAATGAGAATCTATTTGCAAAAAATAATCTTGATTTTTATAAAAAGATTTAATTAAAAACCTTACCTTGGATATTCCAGGTCTATTTTCTGGATCAAACATTATTATATCTTTTTGATGATTTGGTATAAAAGATAAATCTGGAAATTTTTTATATTGCAAACAAATTCCAAAATATAAATTTTTTGGATTATTTGCATTATCAATTGCAGATTTAACTGTATTAATTAAATCTGGATCTTCATATGAAGCTATTGATATAAATATTGACATTTTATTTTTTTATTTGATCCAAAAAAGATTGTGCAAATAATTCTTGAGCTTTACCACTCCAAATATCATTGTCATTTTTTGGCAAATCTATATTAAAAAAATACCTATGCATATACGCATTTAAAAATTCATTTGTGGATTTATCCCATGTTGACCAAATTAGATTTATATTATTGCTAAAACAATATTCTTCTAAGTATCTAATCTGATTTAAGTAATTATATGCCAACAGCTCCAGCGGGTAATCTTTTGGGTCTGCCATTAAATTATGCTCTACTTCATTACCCCTGCCGTCTGGTGCAGTTTTATATTGTCTATAAATTTTTGGTTTAAAAATAAAATCATTTTCTACTTCTTGATTAACAATCCAAACCCCAACTTTTCTAATAAGCTCTGGCATTAAAACAAATATCTGCTCTGGATTTCCATAATTTTTAAAATATTTAAATATATTGGAAATTATTCTTTCTGGGGCTGCACCAGTATATGCTAAATTTCTAAAATCTTTTCCATTTGGCACAATAGTATTATAAACTATATTTGCCCAACCTTTTTCTTGATCAATTCCTTGTGGCAATGTAATTTCACACCCCGCAAATAATATATGTTTTTCTGGGGTTTTTTCAGTAATATCATCACATCTTAATCCAATATTGTTAAGGTTGTAAGTTGTTGTATATTCTTCTGACCCTGGGGTAAACCATGGAGGGTATGGGAAACCACTATCAATAAGTGGCTCTACTTGATCAGACATCCACATTCTATACTCTGGTTTATCTGGAAATGTCTTAAATAAATATTCGTGATCCATTAATATCCTTAATTTCTATACAATTATAGCAGAATTATACATGGCGTTCCATTCTTCAATATCTTTCCAGTCATTTATTAATGGTTGACCTTTGATATTTAAGCTTGTGTTAAGTAATACTGGAACACCAGTTATCTTGTACCATTCAGACAATACAGCATAAAGGCCTGGATGTTGTTCTTTATTTACAGTTTGCACCCTTGAAGTTCCATCTTTATGTACAACCGCTGGAATCAAATTTGGTTTTAAACATTTTACTGCATATTGCATATAAGGAGTTGGTTTTCCTTTAGGCATTTTAAACCATTCATTTGCATACTCTTCCATTACTACTGGAGCAAATGGCCTAAAAAGCTCACGTTGTTTAATTTTATTTACTCTATCTTTTACATCAATATGTGTTGGGTCCGCCAAAATACTTCTATTACCAAATGCCCTGGGGCCAAATTCGGCACGTCCCGCTGCAACTGGAGCTATTCCTTTGCTTACCAACTCATCCAATATTTTTTCAACTGGATATTGATTGCCTAAATCATAGCCTAAATATGGACCATTCCATTTTATATGAGATCCACGTAATGCCAGTGATGCACCTAGGCTTGAACCAGCGTCGCCTGGGTTTGGCATAATCCAAATATCATCAAATAAATCCCAAAGGATAGTGTTAGCAGAACAATTTAAAGCACACCCGCCCATAAATACCAGCTTTGTTTTTCCAGTTTTTTTTCTGGCATATTGCATAAACTCATACAATCTTCTTTCATATACAAGCTGAACTGCTGCTGCGATATCAAATTTTTGTTGATCATTGATATTTGGCCAATCTACTATACTTTTATGAAAATTATATTTTTGCTTATTAATACTTGGAAAATACTCATTAACCTTATTAAAATATTTATGTGGATTACCATATGCAGCCATGCCCATCATGATATATTCTTCTTGATTAGGCATAAGACCAATAAGTTCTGTAAATGCTGAATAAAATAGCCCAAAGCTCAGAGGATAATTTCTTTTTTCTACTAGTGAAATGTTTTCTCCGATTCCCGTCCAAATTGTTGATGTATTAAATTCACCAATTGCATCCAAAACAACAATTACAGCATCATCAAATGAACTTGTATAATATCCTGCTGCTGCGTGAGAATAGTGGTGCTTAAATTCTTTTGCTTTTACACCCTTGTCAACTGGCTTCCAGCCTGCTGCACCGCCACGCAATTTAATTCTTAATCTTTTTAGGCGGGACTTTTCGTAATAAGCAGCCACATCTGGAATGCCATAATTAAGTAAATCACGGTATATTTCATTATTGTTATACCAATCATTTTTCTTTTTGCTATATCTTTCAGCATGGCCAGCAAACAATATCTTTTCATCATTAATTAATGCCATGGCAGCATCATGAGATGTTTCATTAAACCCTAATATATTCATTTAATATCTTTCTATGGTGGAGCAGGTCAGACTTGAACTGACGATTACCGAATTATGAGTTCGGGGCTTTGACCAACTAAGCTACTGCTCCGTAGGGGTACTTGGATTTGAACCAAGACTCGTTTGCGTATAAGACAAATGCTTTGACCAGATTAAGCTATACCCCCAAGTTTTAGTTTGAGGATCCTATAAGCTTATTTTGTATAATCTTTTCTCTTTCATCAATTGTTTCATATGCAAATTTTTCAAGAGCTTTTTCATGCTTAGCATAATGATGCCCACAAAACATTAGTTTTCCATTAAAACCTTTAACGAGCACTAAAGCCTGTGAGCCGCAAGAATCGCAGCGATCTATAACCTTAAGAATGTATTCTTTTTCTATTACATCTGCTGTTTTTTCTATCATTGTATTCACAATTATACTCTTTCTAGTAGTTAGTTAATAATTTGCTGGGGTGGTAGGGGTCGAACCTACGACATTCCGATTAACAGTCGAACGCTCTGCCAGCTGAGCTACACCCCATCATTTGATTATTCTACAATACCAAATGGGTTTTTGTCAAT